ATTGAGCCGACAGCGGAAGGGCCTGGTATTTGCTTTGAGGTTGACGGTGGTCTTTTCCTGGCCCGAGATTATATCGTCACGCATAACAGTGCGTTTATCTCGATGCTGATCAACTGGGGCATGGCAACCTGTGAGGACTGCAAGGTGGTGGTCACCGCCAACACCGACAACCAGCTGCGCACTAAGACCTGGCCGGAAATCATCAAGTGGTCAACGCTGGCGATCACCTCCAGCTGGTTCACGCCCACCGCTACCGCACTGTACAGCAACGATACCGGGCACGATAAGCGCTGGCGTGCTGACGCCATTCCGTGGTCTGAGCACAACACCGAGGCGTTCGCCGGCCTGCACAACGAGCGTAAGCGGATCATCGTGGTGTTCGACGAAGCGTCCAACATTGCCGATCTGGTATGGGAGGTTGCCGAAGGGGCGCTGACGGACGAGGACACGGAGATTATCTGGGTGGCGTTCGGGAACCCGACACGTAACACCGGGCGTTTTCGTGAGTGCTTCCGCAAGTACAAACACCGCTGGAAGTGCGCGCAGATTGACAGCCGCACGGTGGAAGGCACCAACAAACAGCAGTTGCAGAAGTGGGTGGACGACTACGGCGAGGACAGCGACTTCGTGAAAGTCCGAGTTCGTGGGGTGTTCCCTGATGCCTCAGAACTCCAGTTCATCCCGACCGGCCTCACCGACGAGGCGATGAAACGCGTGGTGACCGCCGCCCAGGTGGCGCACGCCCCGGTGATTATCGGCGTTGACCCAGCGTACTCAGGCGTGGACGACGCGGTGATATACATACGCCAGGGACTGCACAGCAAAGTGCTCTGGACGGGCAGCAAGACTACTGACGACCTGATCATGGCGAAGCGCATAGCTGACTTTGAGGACCAGTATCAGGCCGACGCAGTATTCATCGACTTCGGATACGGTACCGGGCTGAAATCCATCGGTGACGGCTGGGGCCGCACATGGCAACTGGTGCCGTTCGGCGGCGCATCGACTGACCCGCAGATGCTGAATAAGCGCGGGGAGATGTTCAACAGTGCCAAGACCTGTCTGAAACTTGGCGGGGCGCTGGATGACCAGGAGACGGCAGACGACCTGTCGGCGGCTGAGTACAAAGTCAGGGTGGACGGGAAGATCGTCATGGAGCCGAAGGAAGATATCAAAGACCGGTTGGGCCGCTCACCTGGCAAGGGTGACGCGCTACTGCTGACCTTCGCTTTTCCGGTGTCAAAGCGTATCCACATTCCCGGCCAGCAGAGCCAGCAGGGCAGGGCGTTGACCGAGTACGATCCGTATGCTTAACCGTCGCGGGGGATAATTCAGGATTATGCTCTGGAGGGTATAAAACAAGGCCCGCTTGAGTGCGGGCCTGGATGCAGGTTTAGTTAGGCTGGCCTTCGATGATTCTTCGCAACTCATCGCGCATAACCTGCTTAAACTCTCTCAGCTGAAATTCAGTTCTAAGATGGAATGTTTCCTGCCTGAAATGCCATTCTTGCCCATCATGCAGGATAAAATCCCACTGCATATACCTGCCTGCTTCAGTAAGGTGAACGAGCTGCTTTTTGAATAATTTGTGGTCATCTTCGGCGTTAAGCGGTGCCGTGGCGAGCAACTCGGTTTCGTGCGAGAAAGTCTGATCCTGCATATCCAACCCCCATCGATTTAATTCAGCCAGTATACACAAGCCCGCCGATGCGCGGGCTGATTGTGACAGGTCACGGTGTTACTTTATGGCGTCAAAGCCAGCATTAATGGCTTCCGCGATATTGGTGGCATTGGTTTTATCGAAGCGACCATTCTGAATAAGCGCCGCATGCAGGCATTGTAATTTCATGCTGTACACGTGATCCTCACGGTATTCTTCATCGCTCTTCTCTTTGGCAAAAACACAGCGGGATGCATCAAATTCGATACCTTTTTCCTTGGCCGTCATTTGAGCTTCCATCCATTCGAGTTGTGTAACCCCGTAACCCGCATCATCAGCACGCCGCAGACCAACAATGGATAGATTTTCGATCTGCTCGTAGCAAAGCTCGCTCCCGGCAGGAACGCCGTAAAAAGACGAATCGCCACCCTGGACAATTCGAATAAAACGTTTCGGCCACTCGTTAAGATGTTTAGCTAATAATTCTACAGTCTTCATGGATATCACCTTAAAAAATGCCCACCGAAGTGGGCGAACTGGAAGCAATGACTACGGAGTGCCTTCCTTGGCGGGTGATGCAGGGTTTACAGCGCAGCGTCATCGCAATGGCGCTCTGCTGTAAAAGGGGCGGTACCAGCGACGATTCGGGATTCTGGTACCGCCAAAACAACACAGAAATGGTACTGGCACTACGGGTATCACGGTCCTAAGGCGTGATGGGGTTGTGGTTGCCGGTGCTGAACTCCGGCTCAAGTGTTGCTTGATTGCGGATATTTTACCGAGGTCGCTATCCTCGAGAGACTCCGGCACACCTGGCCGTTTCTTCTCTACCACTCAAGCTCTAGCACATCAGCCTACGCATTCACCACAACGGAAAGAGCACTGTTAGTTGCCGGGCCAGATGTCGGCTGCACAAGGAGTCATTGCCGACCCACGCCCTAAACACACTCGTAAATGCGCTTAGGGTTGACTCCCCTGGTATCCAGTTATTCCCCGGCTGGGGATACTCCGCGCGACGCTAATGCGTTTCGTCCCGTGTGGACTCTTCAGGCGCGCAGTGCTCTTACCTGTTATGGCCTCGTCTCTTCCGAGGTGTCACACCTGATCGCCACGATGGTGAGTCGCTATGTCACGCATACCGAAAACGCTGACTTGCACATTCCGGCTACCCGGTTGGGGAATAGGGAACCCGCCCGGACCGCTTCGACACATGTGCCATATGCCGCACTACAGTGCGGAGATGATGCTCCGCTTATCCACCGCCTTTACTTTTGAGCCCAACATGTTGCTGCGGTACTCCGGGCTACAGGATTAGTGTTGCATCAAATTTAATTACCTGCAAGGTAATAATTGCATTCTGTTATGCCAATTATCTACGCTAATAAATCCGTATATGGTTAAATTGGTAATAATTTAATCGCGACGGAGTATTCGCCAT